AAAGTAGAACAAGCCGTAACTGTTTCAACCGTAACAGGTTCATATACATACCAACAAATACCATTAACTCCAGACCCAAATCAAACTTTTAGTTGTACATTATTAATTGATGGTAAAAATATTCCAATAGATTTTCAATTACATTGGAATGCACAAGCGAATTATTGGGTAATGACATTAATTAATTCTGCAAGTAGAACTTATTATGTAGATAGCATTCCCTTAATAGCCGGAGTTCAGCCTACAATCAATATTTTACAACCTTATTCTTATTTAAAAATTGGAAGTTGTTACATAATAAATATAAGCGGAATAGCAAGCGATTATCCAACAGATGAAAATTTAGGAATAGATTATATAATGCTTTGGGGAGATACAGAAAACATATGAGCGAACTTTACGGAAGAAAATTTAAGCTCACTATTCTTTTAAACCCACGAAAGAATATTGCCGACCAATTACTAGCAGAATATAATATTCCTAAAACAGCTCCAGAAATTCCTGCAATTGTAATTGAGCAAAATAGTTTAGAACAAAACGCATTAAGGGTAACTTTTGATGTTGATTATCCGGGATTGCAAGGGTGGTATTATTCTGAAATTTGTATTTACAATTTTAATATTTCTACTCTAATGCAAGTAATAGATGATGGCGCGGCAGTATCTTTAGAGGCTGGATATATTAATGGAAATTATGGAGAAATATTTAATGGATATATTTTTCAATCTTTATTTGAGAGAGAAAATGTAACTGATTATAAATTAACTTTAAGATGTGTGGACGGCCAAAGATTATTTTCAGAAGAATTTACTGCTTTTAGTTTAGATAAAGGAAGAAATAATCAAGTAGCTCATTATAATGCAATAGCCGCTTATTCTCAAATGCCAATTGAGATTGGAAATATTCCTTCACAATTAAGAACTACTGCAATGGATAGAGGAGTCACGGTATTTACATCTCCGGCAAAAGGTTTGGCTGATTTACTTAAAAACTATTCAATAGATAAAACAAATGATGGTTGCTTCTTTACAAAAAAAGGCGTCATTAAATATTTTAATATGAACGACCCTTTAAAAGAGCCACCTATTGTAATTTCACCAACAGGTGAAGGTGGATTGATAGGAACACCAATACAAACAAAATATGGCTGCAATTTAACTTGTTTGTTAAACGCTCAAATAGAATTAGACATTCCTAGGGTTCAAATTAAATTAGATCAATCTCAAGTAAGGGCAGTTAAAGCAGCACAAGGAATTTTGTTAGCCCCTTTTGATTACGATCAAACTTATCAGGTAATTGGTGTAAGACATGTCGGAGATACAAGAGGAAATGAATGGTATACTTATGTAACAGGCATTAACAATCAAGGCGCTCAGACATTAATGGAAACAACTCAAGAAAGAGGACTATAAATGTTAGATATAGCAGAACGATTAAGTAGTCATCCACAAATAGAATTAGAAATAATTAGACGATTTTTAAATCAGTTTTCTTTTGATTTACGTTGCGCATCTCCAGGGATAATTACTTCTTTTGATTCTACTAAACAAACAGTAACGGTTCAATTAGCAATAAAAGAAGTAATAGAAATAAGTCAAAAAGAAAATACTTATAAAAAAGCGATAGAAATTCCTGAAATATTAGATTTACCAATTGTAATTCCTAGGGCTGGTGGATATTCAATTACCTTTCCTATTCAAGTTGGCGATGAATGCTTAGTTATATTTGGAGATACTTGTATTGATAGTTGGTGGAAAAGAGGCTGCCCAATACAAACAACCGGTAAATATCAAACTCAAGACCCTGCTTCGTTGCGCAGACATGATTTATCAGATGGGTTTGCAATATTAGGATGCTGGAGTCAACCAAATGTAATATCTGAATATTCAACTGATAGTTTAGAAATTAGAACAGACGACGGGAATACAAAAATAAAAATTAAAGATGGCGAAGTAACAATTCTTTCCGATTCAATTAAGCTTGGAGATACTTCTGGGTTGAGAAAATTAATAGATGAAAGATTGATTACTTTATTTAATGCACATACTCATCCTTATCTAAATGTTGCAGCTCCATCAACAACTTCTGCTCCAACAACTCCATTATTGTTAACAGATTGCTCTACAACCAAAACAGAGGCATTATAATTATGAAAATGCGTAGAATAAATAGCGACGGAGAACCTCAATACGGGCAAGGAAAGCAAGATTTTAAACAAGGAATTGATGCTGTAGCTCAAGCCATACAAACTCGATTAAAATTATTTTATGGAGAATGGTGGGAAGACACTACCGATGGTCTTCCATTATGGACGGATATAATTGGTTTTGGCGGAAGCAATAAAAACAAAGTAAATGCCTTAATCACAAAAAGAATATTGGATACAAAATTAAACGAAACAAAATTAATATCGGAAGTAACAGACGTTGTAAATACTTATTCACCAACTTTAAGAAAATATACTTATTCGTCAAAAGCAAAAAGTATATATGGAACAATAACAATATCAAATGGGAGCTAAAATATGTATTTTTCACCCAGCGTAGATTCTACTGGATTTCACGCCCCAACATATTCAGATATATTAGATTATCTATTAACATCATATAAAAATATTTATGGACAAGATGTCTATTTAGGCAATGATGCTTCTGATTACCAATGGATTTCTGTTATTGCGGATAAAATATATGATGTATTGGCCGCATTGCAATTAGATTATAACAATAGAAGCGTATTAACAGCAGTAGGTGCAGCTTTAGATGGTTTGATTAAAAGCAATGGTATTACAAGAAAAGCAGCAACATATTCTACTTGTACGGTGACATGTACTGGAATTGCAGGAACAGTAATTGCTTCTGGTGTAGTTCAAGATTTATCTGGCTATTATTGGGATTTATCTTCGTCTGTAACAATTGGTATATTAGGGACTGTTGATACTACAGCAACTTGCAGAACTATTGGTGCCATATCGGCTTTGCCTGCATCAATTACATCTATTGTCTCCTCACAAGCAGGCTGGACAGCTGTTACAAATTCAGTCGCTGCTGTATTAGGGCAACCTATAGAAACAGATTCACAATTAAAGTCAAGGCAATCATTAAGCACGAGATTAGCTTCTCATACAATGTTAGCGGGAACCGTTGCTGGTATTGCCGCCGTAGAAAATGTTACAAGATATAATGTACATGAAAATAAAACAGATTATACAGACGCGCAAAGTTGCCCTCCTCATTCTATTACTTCCGTAGTTGAAGGCGGAACTGATGATGACGTTGCAGCTGCAATATTTTTTAATAGGGGAATTGGTTGCAATACAAATGGCGATGTTGATATTACGGTTACTGACCCTGACACTAACGAAGACATTGTAATATCGTTTATGCGTCCAACTTATATTCCTATATATGTAGATATCGATATTACAAAATTTACCGGTTATACTGATTCAATTACAACAGATATAGAAACTGCAATTTATACATATCTTAATGAATTACAGATAGGGCAAGATTTAACAATATCCGGTTTATACGCTGCGGCAATGGCAGTAATGGAAGATATTACAAATCCATTATTTTCTATAACTTCTTTAAAGGCTGGAACTTCTCCTACTACTGGAACGACAGATGTAAATATTGGTTTTAGCGAAGTAGTTCAAGGAATTTTAGGAACTTCTCCTGAATATATTAATGTGGTGGCAACATGACTGTAGCAAATACAGAATATTTAAAATTAATAACTTCTCAATATCAAGGAGCGCCAAAGTTTTTAGAATGGCTTACCGCATCATTAACTATTCTACAGGATATTTCTGAATGCGCAGATTTAATGCCTTCATACTTTGATTTGGATACAGCAGTTGGAGTCCAACTTGATGCTCTAGGATTAATCTTAGGGCAAACAAGGGTATTACCATTTGAACCAACAGATGGTTCATCGTCAACTTTAGACGATACTATTTATAGAAAAATTTTAAAATTAAAAGCATTTACTAATCATTGGGACGGATCAACTTCATCTATTTATGACGCTTGGTATGCAATATTTCCAGATGTTGATTTAATAATAACAGATAATCAAGATATGTCTGCAACTATAACATTGACAGGAAATTTATCTCAAATTGTTATAGATATGATTAATAATGATTTGGTAATTCCGAGACCAGAAGGTGTTCAATATAATTTTGGCGGCGGAACATTAGCTCCAATTCCTATTTTTGCATTTGATTTAGATAATGATTATTTTAAAGGCTTCGATGAAGGATATTGGGATTCTACATTTATATAAAATAAGGAGACTATATGGCAACAAGTAATTTTTTACAACATGATTCAGATAAAAATAATATACAAAATGATGGAGATTTTTTAGCTTCAGCAATTAGAACTGGAGGCTTTGTTTCAGGGCAAGCCCCTTCTGTTTATTTCAATAAATTGCTTTATCAATTATCTACAATGATTGCTGCCCTTGGTCAAGCAATGGCAAATAAAGGATATACCGTTGCAGACACAACTTTGGCTACTCTTACAACTGCTTTAGAAAATATAATGACTCTAGCAGACATGGGAGATTATACGACTAATGCCGAAATGGTTGCTTATGTAGCATCTCAAATTCCTGTAATTGATTTTACAGCTGTTAAATCTACAAATGGTTATCAGAAACTTCCTAGCGGATTAATTTTGCAATGGGGACAATATAATGCAATTATTGGCCCGTCTTTGATTTCGATTACTTTTCCTATTGTATTCCCAACTAATTGTTTAAATGTAATAGCAAATGTAATAGATCACCCAACAATTGAAACAGATATGTATGCTGTAATTAAATCTTTTACTGCTACACAAGCTCAAATTTGGGCTTGGGGGCCTTCAGATAACAAAGCAAATGGCCTTTATTGGTTCGCAATCGGCTATTAAAATATAAAAGGAGAACGTATGGGGGAGCAACCTTGTAACTTAGTAATTGAGCATCAAAAAATTTTGGGTGAACTTGCTTCTGATGTAAAGCATATAAAAGGCAAAGTTGATAATGGATTATCTGCTAAATTGGCAACTGTCAATGAAACTCTTGTTAAATTTATGGCTACTTCCATTGCCGATAGAAGGGTTGATAAAGCTGAAAACTGGTTTGGCAGAATACTACAAGGAAGCGCAACGAAAATTATTGGTCTTGCTGTTGTTATAGTTATGGCAAGCGGATTAACTAGCAGCGGATTAACGATATTAGCAAAACAATATATCTCTCAGGAGCCGCCGGGACAACAAAAAGTAATCCTTGAACAAGGTGAGGCAAATAAATTATTTGCAGTTGATATGAGAATAATGATTTCCGATATGAAAACACATGAATATCATCAGCACACATTGAATGATGGCAGAATATTATTCCATAATGGAAGTCCAGACGTAAGAGCATATATTTTAAATCCGGCAACTGGGAAATTCGAACGCTGTCCGGAGATGAGAACGGAGGCG